GACTCAGCGCCGCGTCCTCGCCAAGGAGGAGGCGCGGCTGGCCTACGACCTAGACGCTCTGGACGATCGACGTGCGCGCACGGCGCTCATGGCTGAACGTCTCGAGCTGTCTCGTGGGCGCACGGCGCAGATGGCTGAACGTCTCGGGCTGTCACGAGCGCAGTTTCAGTACCGCAAGGAGCGCGACGCGACGCGCGACCAACAGAACAAGGGCTTCAGCGCGCGCAGACGGTTGTCCGCGTTGGCCACAGGCGTCGGCCTCGCAAGCCGAGGCGTCGGGCAGATTGCAGGGTCGACGCAGATCTTCCGCACCGGCGCGCTAGGAGCGATGGGCGTCGGGGCCGGTCTCGGCATGTCGTGGTTCCAGGCGACGGCGCAACTTCAAGACGTGCAAGCCGACTTGCAGATCGCCACCGGCAGTGCGGAGAAGGCGCAACGCGCCATGGACTTCGTCACCAAGTTCGCGGTCGGCTCGCGCTCGACCGTGCTCGAGGTCGCCGACGCCTTCGCCAAGCTGACCTCGTTCGGCCTCGACCCGACCATCGACCGGATGACGGCGTTGAACAACGTGGCCACCGCCGCCAACGTCAGCTTGTCTGACCTCGTGGAAGGCGCCAAGAACGTCAGCATCGGCTACACGCGCGTGCTCGAGCGCTACATCGCGCGGTTCGGCTATCAGATCTTCATTCAGCGGAAGAACGAGGGCGCCTTCAAGGAAGGCGACATCATGGGGCAGCTTGGCGACCAGCCTCGCTTTAGGATCGGACGAACCACGGCTGACGTGATCTCGTTCTTGTCCACGCTTGGAATGAGCGACCGACTGAAACAAGCCGCCGAGCTCAAGGTCAACACGCTTGCCGGCGCGCTCGACAAGCTGCGCGACTCGTGGCTGCTCATGATGTACTCGGTGAACAAGACCGGCACGGCTGAGCGGATGATGGCAATCCTGACGGCCTTGTCGGACATGATGACCGGTCAGGGTGGGTCTGCCTTCTCAAAGTCGCTGGGCGAAGGACTCAACTACGTGTTCGACTCGGTGCAGAGAGGCATCGAGTTCATGATCAAGAACCCAGATGCGGTGAAGCAGTTTCTTGCGGAGACGGTCAACGCTTTCAAGACCATGGTTGACATGATCAATACGGTCGGCAAGTTCATGGCCGAGCACAAGGACTTCCTGTTCTTGGCGTTGCAGAACCTCGACAAAATCCTGACCGTAGCCTTCATCGCGCCTGTCCTAGCGTCGGTGGTCAGCGCCGTTGCGGGCGTTGCCAACGTCATTCTCGGGCTTGCCGCTCTCAAGGGTGGCGTCCTTGGCGCAGGAGCGGCGGCAGGTGCGACAGCAGCCGTTGGAGGAGGTCTGAGCGCAGGCGGGGCAGCCGCAGCAGGGCTGGCAGCGTTGCCGGTGATACTTGGGATACTTGCCGCAATCGGACTGAGTGGCGCTATCTATGGCGTGTACAGAGGCACAAAGATCGATGAGGACGACGACTACGTCATGAAGTCTGGCGATGTTCCGATCACCGAAGGAACGTTCAAGGGCTTTCACTTCCGGCCTGACGACCCAAACATGCAGGCAACGGTGAGGCAGGGGTTTGCGCCCATGTATCCCCCTCCGTCGATGGCCCCAGGCGTCAGGTCATCACAATCGAACCAGCAGAGCATCAACATTCGTGTTGGCGACGTGAAGGTGGCTGCGCCCGAAGGCACCGATCCCGACGAGTTCGGTGCTCGCGTGTCCACGAGTCTCGTAGACACCATGCAGACGTCTCTGCTGCGCTTCATTGGCGATGCCAGAGTGAGAGGGCAGTAACATGCGCGACATCAGGATCAGTGGCCTACGCATCGAGGCGGCAGACGGCACGAAGCTCACGTTCGATGTGTCGTACAGCGAGGGGCACCAACTCCCGTCGAACGTCACGCAGTACCCGGTCGAGGGCGACCTTCCCATGGCAGACGGCGTGCAGCTTCTGCCGCGCACCTTCACGGCAGAGGTGATGACCTCGACCGCGCCCAACACCGCAGGGTCCGAGCAACCCTCACCGAACCGCGACATCGAGATGGGAGCAAGACTTGTTCGGCTCCGCAACAGCAAGCAACTGCTCAAGCTAACCACCGAAGACGGGGTGCTCGAGAACTTCGTGCTACGGTCGGTGACGTGGACGCGCACCGGCGAGACGGGCGAGGCGATCTACCCGTCGTTGGAGTTCGTCGAGGTGATGATCGCCACGCGTCAGATGCTCTCAATCCCTCCCATCGTGAGGCCACGTCGAGGGCGAGGACAGCAGGATGGCGCCTTGTACTCAGAGGTGACGCTGACGTCTCGGCCAACGGACACGCTGTCTACCGAGTATGAGCGGATTCAGTCCGACTGGACGAGTCCAGAAGCTATCGCTTACGGAAGGGAACAAGCGGCGCAGATGCAGCGATTGCGAATGCCGGCAGCGTCGTTCTTTGTCCCGATTGGGACTGTTCAGTTCCCTCCCTTTTGATGTCGCCATGATTCTCATCCGCATAGACCCGCGCCAACCGGTACAGCGGTTGCAAGCCGTGCTTGATGGCGTCACGTACCAGATCGACCTGACGTGGCAGTCGCGCGACCAGACGTGGCGCATGAACTTCTGCCTTGCGGACGGCACGCCCATCTTGATCCGCCGACCGCTGCTATCTGGCTCGTGGCCGCTCGCCGGGTGCGTGTCGCCCTTGCGCCCAACTGGCGGTCTTGCCGTAGTCGACCTCGGGGACGGATACGTGGACCCCGGCGAGTTCGACCTCGGTGACCGGGTGCAACTCATCTACATGACGCTTGAAGAGATTGAGAGCGCATGACGACACGCTTCTGGAATAGGCGCGTGGCGGTCACAGCGTACTCTGTCCAGCAGCGGCAAACCATAACGTGGGAAGGGCTCGGCGTGCGCTTTGAGGTGTCGCAGGGAAGCCAGAGTCAACCTGGCAAGGTGTGCCTGCGCAACCTGAGCCCGACCTCGCGAGAGTTTCTCAACCTGCCCGACGTGCGGCTTGCGCTGCGCGCAGGCTACGACGACGACGTCGCCATCTCTGGCGGTGTTCTGCCGCTGCTCATCGACGCTGACGTGGTTCGCACGCAGCATCGCCCGCCGCCCCTTGGCTGGGAGTCTGAGGTCATCATGTCGCAGGGGTGGCACGCTCGAGGCCAGCGGCTCACGGCGTCCTTCCGCGGCGTGTCCATGGCCGCTGTGGCGAGCAAGTTGGCTGACGCCATCGCAGAGGGTGGCGTGGAGGTCGGAGACTTCAAGGCCGACCTGCGCAACACGCAGTGGTCCACCATCCTACCCAACAGGGTGGTCGACGGACCCGCGCTGTCGTCGCTTGCAGAACTGATCGCAGGCACAGGCTACGACGTGCTCATCATCGACCGCAAGCTAGTGCTCACGCCGCCCGATGACATCACCGTCGGCGACATCATCCTCGTGTCGCCCAACACCGGGATGATGGGCAGTCCGCAGCCGGAGTGGACGGAGCGCATGAACCGAAGAACGCCGGGCTCTTTGCGCGTGCAGTGCAAGTTGATGCCGGCGGTGCGGCCCGGCCAGCGCATCCGGCTTGAGTCGAGGCTTTACTCCGGCGACTACACCGTGTTTGCCATCACCCACTCAGGCGACACGCACGGTGACGCTTGGGATACGACGTTGCGCGTACGGAGGATCAGCAATGCCGTCGCTGGTTGAAGAGGCGCTCATGGCGTCCGTGCTCGCGCAGACGAGCGACTGGTTCGCCGCCATGCCGGCGCGGGTCGTGGCAGTCGACGGCGCCACCATCGACGCTCAGCCCTTGGTCCGGCGGAAGTATGCAGACGGCACCTACACCGACCGGCCCGTGGTGCCCAACGTCCCTGTCATGCTGCCAGCGTTCGGGCAGGGCGCCATCGAGCTCGAGCCTGCGGTGGGCGACATCGTGCTCCTCGTGTGCGCGTCGCGCAGTACCGACGAGGCGCGCGCCAACGGGTGGAACGCAGGCTCGCCCATGGACGCTCGCAGGTTCAGCCTGTCTGACTCGTTCGCCATTCCCGTTGTCACGGCGGCGCCGCCTGTCACCACGCTGCGGCTCATCGACGGCAAGGTCGCGCTCGGCAACGCAAGCGTTGACGTGGTCAAGAAGCTGTATGACCTAGCTCTCGCGCTCTCAACCGCAGTCGCTGGTCCGTTCCCGCTCAGCATCAACGCTCAGGCGGCAACCATCGCCACCGACCTCTTGCAGATCAAGGAGCCATGACCGCCGCATCACTTGCAACGCGCATCAGCCAAGCCATGACCGCAGCGAACGTGCCGCAGTCAGCCAACGCCTCGACGGTATGGACGGCCCTCGCTACCGCAATCGTCGCAGAGATCCAGCAGGCAGGCGTGGTCACCGTCGCCCCTGGCATCGTGGTGCAGACCGTGCCTGCGACAGGCGTGGGCGCCACCACCTCGACCGGCACAGGCACCATTCAATGAAAGCCCCCGCCCTCACCGCAACCAACGACCTCGACCTAAGCTTCCCAGGTGGATCGTGGGCCGAAGGGCAGTCCGTTGTCGCGGGCTACGTCTACGCCGAGCTCAACACGTTCCGTGGCGAGTGGTTCTACGATGCAGCCGGCGGCTTCGACGCGGTCGGCATCGGGCGCAACAGGTTCAGCGCCCCGACGCTGAGCAACGAACTGCGCCGGTGCATGGGTCGCGTCAGCGGGGTGCTTCGCATCGAGGACATCGTCTCGAGCCTCAACCCAGAGACGCGGCAGCTACAGTTCAGCATGACGGTGGTCACAAGTGAGGGTAGGATCACCATCGCAGGCGAGCAGCAGCCCAACGCGGCCATCCTCGCCACCATGTACTCCGGCGCCACCATCTACCAGATGAGCCTGCTCCCATGATCACCCAGTACATCGACAGTCCGAACACGTCCGATTGGGGGTGGCAGCCTGACGGGTTCTTCTACGTGCCAACCATCGCTGCTGCGCGGCTTGGGCTGGTGACGCGGTTTGACGTCGTCGCCGGCACGCAGACGCCCACCAACGAGTCCTCGCCCGTGTTCTGCGTCTTCTCAGCGGTCGCAGAAGCCGTGGTGAGCAACTTTCAAGCCATCGGTGCATCCATTGATGCACTGGACCCCGTAAGTGCTCGTGGAGACGCCCTCGACGCGGTAGCGCGCAGGGTGTTCATCGGGCGGGAGGCTGCGGCGCCGTCGACGGTCAGCCTGCGGCTCAGCGGGACGGCAGGCACGCTGGTCGGCGCGGGGTCGCTGTTCTCAGACCCCGCAGGCGTGTACGCGTTCGGCCTCGACGCCGACGCCACCATCGCGGGCACAGGCTTTGTGGACGCGACAGCCACATGCACGGAGGACGGCCCGTTCGCGCCGTCGACCATCACGCAGATCGTGAATCCCACCGTGGGGCTTGCCAGCGTGCAGATCACCCCGGGCGAGACGGTGTCGCCAGGGCGCTACACCGAGTCGGACGCTGAACTGCGGCTTCGGCTCCCGTTTGCCGTCTGGGCCATCGGGGCAGGCACGCAGGATGCCGTTACCGCAGCGCTGCTCAACGTGGTTGGCGTCGAGAAGGCGCGGACCTATCTCAAGTTGCAGACGGGCGACATTCCGGCGGCTGCGCTCATCGGGACGTTTGCCCCTGTGATCTACCCTGCGGTCGACCAGAGCATCGTGGCAGAGACGCTGTTCTATCAGGTGGTCGGCGGGTGCGCCCCCTTCGGCAACGTCGTGGTGACGTATCAAGCGCCAACGGGCACCTCAAGGACGCTGCGGTACACGGTGGCCACGGCTGTTGCCGCAAGCGTGCAGGTGACCGGGATCGCTGTCGACGGCTCGCAGTCCGCAACCTACCTCGTGGACATCGCCAACAACATCACGACATACCTCCAGCAGCGCAACATCGGAGATACGGTGTTCTACGGCAAGGTGCAGGCAATCGTGCTTGGCACCACCGGGGTGCTGTCGGCTACCGTGCAGATCAAGAAGGGCGCAGGCTCGTTCGGCACGTCGAACCTGCCCTTCGACTACAACGAGGTTCCATCCGTTGGGACCATCACCGTGAGCTGAGCCATGGGACGCAATCGACCTCGACATCAGCCGAAGGCCGCGCCGCAGCGCCCCGTCGCGCCGCGCAGGATTGCTCCTGCCGTGCGCGCCGACGACCTTGTCTCGACCATCGGTGGGGGCCTGGGGACCGAGTACGACCCGGCCATGGGCTTGTGGCCGGTTGGGTACAACTTCAGCAACGCCTACGGACTGGCCGACGCCGCGTATTCCAACAACGAGATGGTCGCCACCATCGTCGAGGGCCTGCCGGATGAGGCGGCGCGCTGCGGCTGCGAAGTGCTGGTCGAC